AGAAGCAGACACTATTCTAGACTTCTCTGAACGAAATCCATTCGGTGAGTTCTAAATACTATTATAAGGTGGTAATATTATGTTAACAAATCATTTCTATCATGAGATTATTCGTAAGACAATCGTGTCTTTCGGAACCCTCTTTAATAATCTTGAAGTGCAACACAAAGACTCTTCTGGTAAGACAGTCAGTGTTGTAAAAGTTCCTATATCTTACGGGCCACAACAGAAATTTTTAGCAAGAATATCTCAAAGTAGAGATTATCAAGATGGTGTTGCAACCACATTAAGTTTACCTAGAATGTCTTTTGAAGTCATAGGTATGACTTATGATTCATCAAGAAAAGTTTCTACAATGCAGACATTCAAGTCTGTAAACAAAAATACTAACAAGATGGTCAAGGCATTCATGCCTGTTCCTTATAACATCAATATGCAACTTAGTATTTTAGCTAAATTGAACGAAGATGCTATACAAATATTAGAACAGATACTACCATACTTCCAACCAGCTTTTAATCTTACTATTGATCTGGTGGATATAATTGGAGAGAAGAGAGATATGCCTATAACATTGGAAGGAATCCAGATGGATGATACTTATGAGGATGATTTTTTACAAAGAAGAGCGTTAACATATACATTGAACTTTACTTGTAAGACATACTTATTTGGCCCAATCAACAATAGTAGTGAAGGTCTTATTAAGAAAGTACAGACAGACTACTACTCAGATACAACAAATACCAAAACAGCACCTAGACAACAAAGATATAGTGTTGTACCAACAGCTATTAAAGATTATACTAGTGATTCTACTGCAGCAACTAACGAAACTATTGATACTGTGAGGACAGAGTTTGATGTAAACAGTGCAGTATCATTGAGAAAAGGTGATTATATACAGATAGATCAAGAAAAAATGTTTATTAGATCTATCACTGGTAACAGACTCAAAGTTAAGAGAGGCGTATATACTAGTGTAATTAAACCACATGACATTAATGTACCAATCCATGTAATCAATGTACAGGATGATGTACAAGTTATTGAAGGTGATGACTTTGGATTTGGTGAAACTCGTACTGATTACCGTGATGGACAAATCTACAGTAGTAGTCAAGGGAGGGATTCTGACCTATGATTGAAGACGAAACATTTGATGAAATAGATGAAGCTCTGGAAATTACTGACAGAGGTGCTGAGATAATGAAAAAAGAATCATCACCTAAACCTATCAAAAAAATAAAATCAGGGAAAGAAGATCTAACAAAAGACTATGAATATAGTAGAGCACAATTATATTCTTTAGTTGAGAAAGGTCAGGAGGCAGTGGATGGTGCATTAGATGTTGCACAACAGTCTGATTCTGCGAGGGCATATGAAGTTGCTGGTCAACTTATCAAGCATGTCGCAGATACAGCAGATAAATTAGTGGATCTCCAGAAAAAAATGAAGGAGATTGATGAGGTAAATACTAAACAGAACACCACTAATGTCACTAATAACTCCCTATTTGTAGGAAGCACATCTGAATTACAAAAAATGTTAAAAAAGACTATGAAGGAGAATGATAAATGAAAACTTTTAGAACACTAAGAGAAGAAAATTGGAGAAGACTGAATAAGTATGGTGCAACATACAGCATTTCATTTCAGTTCAGAGGTCAAACTAAAGTAATTCAAATGTTTTTTCCGCAAAGAGCAAGACCATTGAAGAAAGATGTTCAGTTTGAATTAGAAAAGATATACCCTACTGCAAAGGTATTATACTTTAGTCCATCTGAAAAAGACCCAACAAAACCATTATTAGTAATTGACCCCTGATAGATCATGGTACAGCATGAACAATACCTTGGAAATCCTAATCTAAAAAAAGCAAACGTTGCTCAGAACTTTACTAAGAAACAAGTTGCTGAGTTTTTGAAGTGTGCCAATGATCCTGTATATTTTGCACATAAGTATGTAAAAATCATCAACTTGGATGAAGGTCTAGTACCATTCAAGATGTATGACTTTCAAGAGAAGTTAGTTAATAATTTTCATAATAACAGATTTAATATTTGTAAGATGCCTCGTCAGTCAGGTAAGTCAACGACTGTGGTATCATATCTTCTACACTATGCCATCTTCAATGATAGTGTAACCATAGGCATACTTGCAAACAAAGCTCAGACTGCACGAGATCTACTTGGTAGATTACAGATTGCATATGAGAACTTACCCAAGTGGATGCAACAGGGTATCATTGCATGGAACAAGGGATCTATGGAATTGGAAAACAAATCCAAAATCATTGCGGCATCAACCTCCGCATCTGCTGTTCGGGGTATGTCATTCAACATCATATTCTTAGATGAATTTGCGTTCGTTGCCAACCATTTAGCAGATGAGTTCTTTAGTTCTGTTTACCCAACTATTTCATCTGGTAAATCTACAAAAGTGATTATAGTTTCTACCCCTCGTGGTATGAATCACTTCTATAGATTATGGCACGATGCAGAACTTAAACGTAATGAGTATATAACTACGGACGTTCACTGGTCAGAAGTGCCAGGCAGAGATGAAGCGTGGAAAGAACAGACGATCAAAAACACATCAGAAGCACAGTTCCGTGTTGAATTTGAATGTGAGTTCTTAGGATCTGTTGATACATTGATTGCACCATCTAAGTTGAAGACTATGGTGTACGACGAACCAATTAATCGTGGAAAGAGAGGAGGAGAAATATATGAGAATCCAATAGACAAACACAATTATTCAATTACAGTTGACGTTGCAAGAGGAGTAGAAAAAGATTACTCGGCCTTTATTGTGTTTGATACAACAACATTTCCATATAGAGTTGTTGCCAAATATAGAAACAATAACATTAAACCAATGTTATTCCCTAATGTTATAGCAGAATTTGCAAGAGCATATAACAATGCTTATATCTTATGCGAAGTCAATGATATAGGAGATCAGATTGCATCCATATTATTTTACGATATGGAATATGAAAATGTTCTAATGACTGCAATGAGAGGTAGAGCTGGACAAGTATTAGGTCAAGGATTCTCTGGTAGTAAGGTGCAACTGGGAGTCAAGATGTCTAAGACTGTCAAAAAGATAGGGTCACTCAACCTTAAAACTTTGATAGAGACAGATAAACTTTTAATTAAAGATTATAACATTATCGCAGAGTTAACTACTTTCATTGAAAAGTCAAACTCATTTGAGGCGGAAGAGGGATGTAATGACGACCTTGCCATGTGCCTAGTAATATTTGCATGGTTGGTGATGCAAGATTATTTCAAAGAAATGACAGATGATGATATAAGAAAGAGGGTCTATGATGATCAAAGAGATCAGATAGAACAAGACATGGCACCATTTGGATTCATCAATGATGGTACAGAAGAAACTTCTTTCGTGGATAGTGAAGGAGATAGATGGCATGTTGATGAGTATGGTGATAGATCATATATGTGGGATTACCTGTAATGGACTTGGATGAACCAGTTCTGTTTTTACATGAAAGAAAATGCAGAACTTGTGGTAAGACATATCCACTGACAGAAGGGTTCTATCTTAGTAGAAAGAGTAGAGGCGAGGTGCCATCTTCATATTCATATGAATGTAAGACTTGTACTATTGACAGGGTAAAAAAGAAAAAAAGAAAAGGTAGACCAGATGTATATCCCGATTGGTAGAGGGTTCATGCATCGTTTCCCCAGTGAAAAAGTACTAAATTCTAAATAATAACAGGAAAAACAACTGAGATCTTCGAGGAACACAACATGACGCTAAATCTAGTATCTCCAGGCGTTAAGGTAAGAGAGGTAGACCTAACAGTAGGAAGGATAGATGGTATCAACGATCAAGTTGGAGCTATCGCTGGGCCATTTGAAAAAGGGCCTGTAAACGAACCAGTTCTAATTGAGACTGAAGCCGATCTTCTTGATACATTTGGAGCACCAAAATCTACTGATGCACAATACGAGTACTGGATGACTGCATCCGCTTTCTTGTCATATGGTGGTATTCTTAGAGTCTTAAGAACAGATAACGCAACTTTATCTAACGCTAACGTACCTGTTGGTGTTGCAATTACTAACTTATCAATCAAGTCATCTGAGGATTATTACAATAATCGTAGTACAGACACAACTTGGCATTACGCTGCAAGAAACCCTGGCTCTTGGGCAAATGGATTAACAGTTTGCACCATTGACGGAAAGGCAGATCAAAGACTTGCAATAGGTACAGATGGAATTTCTGTTGGATTTGCTGTTACTGCTGGATTCTCAACAAGTGTTGCAAACACAGATGGAACCGTCGGTATAGAAACTGGTTATCTTAAAGGAATTATTACTGGAATTAATGTTGGATCAGTAGATATAAAAGTTGTAAGTAAACATAATGTTACTACAGATGTATGGAGTGCAGTAGATTATGAAGAAGGTTCTTCAACTGCATCTTTCCAAGGTTATCAAGTTGGTATTTACAACGAGAATCTTAATGCAACTACTGATGTAAACCATCCAAATAGATTGCAATTCTTCAATACATCAGGAATACCTCAGAGTGTAGAGAGGACAAGATTCAATGCTAGTGTTGGTATTGGTTCTACTGAAATTACATTTGGTGCTGACTTTAATACACTTAAGTCTGCTCCTGGCGATACAGTTAAGTCACTTAACGGAACATACGAAGGTAAGATTGTTCAGTATGGAACTCAACAACAGTATCTAATCATGGATACTGCAGCAACTGTAGCATTTGCAAACACAGAGTTTATAGTTAAATCTCAGGTAAATGCTGGTGTTGGTAGTGGTCTTTATCTAAGAGAAGGTAACACTATTATTGATTGGTATGATCAACAAGAACTTGGTCTAACCAACTCCACAGTGTTCTGGAAATCACTTGCATCTAAACCATCAACCACAGAATACGCTTCAGAAAGAAGTTCTAGAAACGATGAGTTCCATGTCGCCATAGTTGACGATGATGGATCTGTAACTGGTACTTCTGGAAACATTCTAGAAAAGTGGACTGGACTTTCAAAAGCTTCAGACGCAAGAATCTCACCTAGCACAGGTATCTACTATAAAGACTACATCGCAAACTTCTCTAATCAGATATTTGTTGGTGCTGCTCAAACAGGTGTGGGTATGAAACACACAATGATGAGTGGATACGCAGTTGATTCTGGTGGAGTTTGGGGAACAAAAGCAAACGGAGTTACATTCAACGGCTCTGGTGCAAGCACATTCCTTCTTGCAAGTGGTAATGACTACGGTGCTCCAAGTGAGTACAAGTGTACCTTAGCTGACATCGTAAGTTCTTATCAAGTTCTAGATAACCCTGCTGAGTATTCAGTTAACTTCTTAATACAAGGGCCATCTGGTGGAAATAACATATATGAAGCACAAGCTAAGGCAAACAAATTACTTAGCATTGCAACTACAAGAAAGGATTGTATTGCATGTATCTCACCTTATAGAGAGGGAGTTGTTGGTGTAACAGACACAGACAAACAAACTGCAAACATTATACAATTCTACGATAGTTTACAGTCAACATCATATGGTGTATTTGACTCTGGTTATAAGTACACATTTGATAGATTCAATAACACATTCAGATATATTCCACTTAACGGTGATATTGCTGGATTGATGGCAAGAACATCTATCAACCAGTTCCCTTGGTTCTCACCTGCTGGTGCATCAAGAGGAGCAATTAATGGTGCGGTTAAACTAGCATATAACCCATCACAATCTCAAAGAGATTTACTATATCCTAAGAGAATCAACCCAGTTGTATTCCAACCAGGATCTGGAATTATTCTCTTTGGTGACAAAACTGGACTTGGAGTACAATCAGCATTCGACAGAATTAATGTTCGTCGTTTATTCTTAACAGTCGAAGCAACAATTGAAAGAGCAGCGAAAGCACAACTCTTTGAATTCAATGATGTTATTACAAGATCTAATTTCTTAAATATCGTTGAACCTTTCCTTCGTGATGTTAAAGCGAAGAGAGGTATTA